TTGCGGACTTTCCGGCGGCTGCCTTAGAATCTGCTGCCGCGCTCGCTGAATTTGCCGCTGCTGTTTTACTTTCCGACGCTGCGCTTGCTGAATTTGCCGCCGCTGTTGCGGACTTTCCGGCGGCTGCCTTAGAATCTGCTGCCGCGCTCGCTGAATTTGCCGCTGCTGTTTTACTTTCCGACGCTGCGCTTGCTGAATTTGCCGCCGCTGTTGCGGACTTTCCGGCGGCTGCCTTAGAATCTGCTGCCGCGCTCGCTGAATTTGCTGCTGCCGTTTTATTTTCTTCCGCTTTGCTCGCCGCTGTCTCTGCCCTGGAAGTATAACCCGGTATCTGTTTCATAGCTGATTCTGCTGTTTTAACTGCTTCATTAGCTGTATTTAATGCAGTATTCGCTACTTCCTTTGCAAGTCCCACCGTTCTTAATGCATCTGTAAGGCTTTCGTATTCATTGCTACTTTTAATATCATCTTCACTTACCGCCCCGTCGTCTACATTCAAATAGAATTTAGCTGTACTTAATACGCCGCCGTCAGTTCCGTACAGCACTACGTCTACAATAGCTGTACCCTTGCAAGTTGTCATTTGCCCGCTTATGTCAATTACGATTGTATTATTATCTTTCGTAGCGTTTTTAGTAACCTGTTTTCCGTCCGCCTTTCTACAGCGAACTTCTACAGTATTTACCCCAGCAAGGCTATAGTCCTCTCCGTTGTCTTTAATTTCCGCAATTACCCGGCGTTCTGTATCGCCCATCTTTGCGAATACAACTTTATAGGAATCTCTTAAGCCTACATCTAACGTAAGTCGTGTGATCTGTTTATTCATTCTTTAACAGTTCCCCTTTGTATTGTTCAAATTCCATAGCTGCTACTGTAGCATTTCCCGCGCGTACATTTGCTAAGACGCTTTCAAGAATCAGCACCGTAATACTTGAATGTAAGCCGTAATTTCTTTCCGCCATAATAATCGCTGTATTGATATCTTTTTTCGCTTTTTCAATAGTAACGCTAAACGGCTCGGCTACTCTCTTAACTGCTTCCTCTTTTGTCTCTACGTGGTTTTCTTCCTCAACCTCTACTATTTTTCTCATGTTCTTAATGGCTTCTTCTTTTGTTTCTGTGTGTTTTTCTACCTTTACTTCTTCTTTGCTCATACTACTTCTTTTTCCTCTTCCACTTTCATTTCGCCCGCTTCTGTATTGAAAAGTCTTACCGTGGTTTTTTCTATTACCGGGCTTTCTTCTTCTTTCGGCTTTTCCGCTTCATTAACCTTTAAGTATCTATCTTCTTCCATATTTTCTCCTAACTTCTCGGGGCGCTTGTTATGCCGCCATTTCTTACAGTTATTGATGAACTCCACCACGTAATAGTACCATCACTATTCGCCTGTATCTTTGTTATTATCGGAATTTCCCCCGTCCAACTGCTATAGCCGTCGTACGACGTGTTTCTTAGATCGGCGTTATACAAATTCCAGCCATGCGCGTACATATTACAGCCAAGATGTAAGCCTTTTTCTGTGTAGATACTATTTGCTCTCGAATAGCATAAAATTGTATCGTAGCTTGTCGCGCCGCTACTTTCTTTTTGTGCCCACGCCATATATTTTCCTTGATATTCCAAGTCGAACGAAAGCCCTTTATGCGTGCTATTGTCTTTCCATTCATTCGTACCTATTCGTCCTACAAAATAATTATCCCTATAAAATGAATTTCCATTTTGGTCAAATACTGCTCGTTTTCCTTTTGCTGTTACTTCTCCATTGTAAATAGCAATCTGTCCGGCTGAAATTTGCACATACTTAGAACTCTTATTAAATGCAATCAGTACATTATTGTAGTATTGGGTTATATAGCTTCCCATATCCCCTTTTTCTACTTTACTCGTTATTTTATTTGCATTTACTTGTATAGCACTTCTAAGTTCGTCTTCTATACCTTCTGCTCTTTTTACCTCTGCTTCGATAGCGTCATTTGCTACTGTAAATTGCGCTTCTGCGTGATCTTCGTATTTTCCCAGTACTTCCACATCTTTAATATAAACCGTCGTGTTATCCACATAGTTATACACATAAAAGTACTTTGTCCCCGCTGAGCTTATAGTTATCTCCGTTTCGTACTGTTTAAATACTTCGTCGTCCAGCTCTCCGGCTTTTGTATAATAGCTTATTCCGCCAAGTGATACCCTAATTCTCGCTTTGCTTATACTTCTTAAGTCCGCCCCGGCTTTGAATCTTACCGTATATGTCCCGGCTTTCAACTTCCAGCTCTGGTAAATATAGATGTTAGACGTTCCTCTAGTGATGCTCGCTACATTTCCTAAGTATTCGTCATTTATCGCTTTAATATTTTCGCTGTTACTTAGCTTCCACCCGTCCAGGTTTCCGCTTTCAAAAGTTCCATTTTCTACATAGTTATGTTTCAGTTCGTTTACTGCTTTTTTTGCATATGTTTTTACTGATTCTGCCGACTGGTCTATAGCCGTATTCATGCTAACCTGTGTAACATATTTCTTAAGCTTTTCGTCCGTGTCGGCTTTTGCATCTGTCAACGCCTTATTTGCCTTTGTGTCCGCGTAGTTTTTCGCATTTGTTCCCACTGTATCGGCATAACTGTTTGCTCCTGTGCCTACCTTATCTGCATACCCTTTTGCATTTGTTTCTGCTTCGCTTGCCAAATTCCCCGCCGTATTATCTACATACTGGAAGGTTGCGTACTCTCTACTAGCTTCGCTTTTAATAGACTCTGCCGTTTGACTTATGGCAGTCTTCATAGAATCCGTAGTAACATATTCTTTTAATTTTTCATCTGTATAATTTTTTGCCCCAGCTCCTACGGTATCCGCGTAGTTTTTCGCATTTGCTCCCACTGTATCGGCGTAGCTGTTCGCCCCTGTACCTACCTTATCCGCGTACCCTTTTGCGTTTGTTTCCGCTTCGCTTGCCAGGTTTCCCGCCGTTTCATCTACATATTGAAAACTGGTATAAGTTTTGCTCGCTTCGGTCTTGATCTGTTCCGCTGTCTGACTTATCGCCGTATTCATTTCTGTAGTAGTGACATATTTCTTAAGCTTTTCGTCTGTATAACTCTTTGCTCCCGCTCCTACAGTATCCGCGTACCCTTTTGCGTTTGTTTCTGCTGCTCCGGCTGAATCATCTACATACTTATACGTTGTATACTTCTTGCTCGCTTCGGTCTTAATCTCTTCTGCTGTCTGGTTTATTGATGTCCCCATTTCGACCGTAGTAACATACTTCTTAAGTTTTTCTTCCGTATAGCTGTTCGCGTTGCTTTCTGCTTCATTTGCCAGGTTTCCCGCTGTTTCGTCTACATACTGAAAAGTAGTGTAGGTTTTCTTGAAATCGCTTTTAAGCCCGTCGATATCATTTTTATAGTTTCTCTCTACAGTGTTTACCGCTTCGCTTATATGGGATTCCACCGACTTTTTATAGTTGATGCTGATAGATTCCGCTTGTATGCTATCTGCTTTTATAAGCGCTCCGTCTAACTGCCCGACACATATATAATCAGCGTAAAAGCCGCTACCAGTTCCGAAGGTCTTCCAGTCCCAGTCTTTCCCGTCTGCTGTACGTTCTGATGCAATACAGAAGCCCATTGTACCGATAGACATAGCCCCGTATGTCGGGCTTCCTTCTACTAGGTCTTCAAATATTACCGCCCTTACTTCTGAAGGTTGCGATATGTCTCGCTGGGCTTTTAATTGTGCCTTTACAGCGTCGATTTTACCGTATACTTCTTCCGCCTTAAGTGTCCCGTCTTCCCTGGTTACTTTCTGTATAATATCTGCCGCGCTGGTTGTCTTGTCAAAATAATTTTCTATAAAGTTCCCTAGCTCAACTTCTGCGTTTTCTTCCTCTATGCAGTCGTACACAAGCCTTATACATCTTGCCGTTACATTTATCTTAAGCTTTCTGTCCTTTGTTAATACGTCGTCGCCTATTCCTACTGTTGTTAATTTCTTGTAGTCTTTATAGTCTTCCGTATTCGCAACTTCTACCAGGTCTACTTTATAATTTACTTTCGGCTTATCAAGCCCGTTTTCATACTCTTTCGTGCACCGTCTTTTAAGTTCTTCCCTTAAAAGTTCCAGCGTACTAAATCCTTCTTCCCCTTCCTGGCAATCTTCCAGCAACTTAACATCTTCAAATTTAATAACTGCTGTCCTGGGATTTGCATAGCTTCCAATGAGCGGGCTATCTATCCACGGTTCTTCCCCTTCCAGGGTGTGCCCGTTGTATGATACCGGGATAATTCGCGTTACTACATCGTCTATACTTATGTCCGCTTCTATCCCTGTCATATTCCGCCCAAACTCTGCGCACGCTCCATAGTCCCCGCCCAGGCGGTCATTTATGATAACAGTAAAATTATCATACATTCTTTCGCCGCCCCAGCGATTTATAAAGCTGTTTTCATCGTCCCCGCCGATTGCTTCCATGATGTTTTTACGGATATAGTAGGCTGTGGATCGCGTTTTAATATTTGTCTTCGCTTTATACTTAGTGCCGCTTAAGATTATATCTAACGCTTCTTGCCCTGTCTTGTCCGTCGGTCTTACATCTACCAGCATTTCCCCGGCAGAATCATAGAAAATATGTCTTGCATAAGCCGTTACTTCTGTCTCAGTCTTTGTATAATCATAGATTCTAAAAAGCTGCTTCTTTGAGTATGGCGTAGGTGCTGCTATCACATTATCATTTACCAGGTATTCCCAGCGCCCCAGGTCGTCTATAGGATGTTCTAAGGTAAGCTCTGCTATTCCTTCTACAGTAAGTTCTACTTCGCACGTAGTCGGCGTTAAGGTCATATCTCCATTGCTTTCGTAGTCCTCATTACCTTTAACGTATACCTCTATCATTTATCTGCACCGCCAGTTAGGTTTTATCTTAACTGTAAATCCAGGGCTTACACTAAATGTATTTTCCCCTTCTTTTAAATACAGGTCTTCGTAATACCCTGTAAGCCTTCTGTTTGCCGTTTCCTTTAACGCCGTGTAGCAAAGTTTCAGCCCAGTATCTATTACCAGCTTCCCGCCGATATTTGCCGTAATTTTTGTACCATTTACAGTAAGTGTGCATACGCCGTCCCCTGTGATCTCGTACACTGGTTTGCACTCTTCAAAAGCATTATACAGTGTGTTGCTTAAATTCCTGGTTTCTGCCCCTTCTGTTAGGTACATATATCCTTCGCAAGTAAATGTTACCTGAAATTTTCCGATACGCTTAGCTAGGCGCTCGTTTGTTCCTATATCAATCTTCTTCACTTTGTAATAATAGCCTGGGTCGTCCGAAAACATAAGCATACCTGTACTTTCCTTAAGGAATCGCCGCTTTATGCTTCTATAGTCTTCCGCCCAGTCTTCCGGGCATTCCGACAGAAAGTTATAAGTGATCTCGATATCAATATCTTTTAGCGTTCCTTTTTTTCTGTATAAATTTCCGTCTCTTCCCGGTACTTTTATCTCATCGTATTCTTGCTCTGCCGTAGGGATATTAGGGCGGCTCACGGGCTTAACGCCCGCGTCTCTGTCCCTAATATTGTTGTATATTGTATAATATACTCCGTTCATTATGCCGCCCCTTTCGCTTTCTGCTTATTTTTCTGTTCTTTCGTTACGTTCTTAACTACTCGCTTCGTTGTCTTTCGTGCTATCTCTTTTCCGTCAAGCTCTGTAATATTCGTAATTTCTACTATTACGGTCTTCTCTGAATTGTCCGTAAATTGTGTAGTATCTACTCTATTGTTCAGTGCTACTACTTTCGCACTCTGCTTAACTTCTGTTATCGGTGTAATCTTTGCTACGTTCTTTGTAAGTGTTCCCAGGCTCTTATTTATGTCTTCTTCGACATTTCCAAGTTCGTTTGTGAAACCTACGCCCGCTCCTTGTGCCATGTACTTACCTATTTCGTCCTGGAATACCCTCGACGGTGAATGAATACCAAGCGCATTTTTTACACCGTCTACGATTCCGCTAAAGAAGCTCCGTACTTGTCGTCTGAACCAGCCAGCGGCGTTGCATATTCCATTCCATACACCAGTTACGATATTGTATCCTACGCTCGCCATTTGCGACGGTAGCGAAGCTACACCGTTAATCACAGCACTTACTAACTGACTTGCCGCGTTTCTACCCTGTTGCAGTAGTCCGCTTCCCCAGTTTGCTACAGATTGTATAGCGCCCTGTATTGCGTTCCAAACTCTGCCCGGCATCTGTGAAAGTGTTGAATATACATTACTTAAAATATTCGATGCTGCCGCGCTCGCCTGGCTTAACATCTGTTGCCCCCAGTTCGCCATATTTGTAATCGCGCTTACTATTGCGTTCCAAATCTTACCTGGAAGCTGGGATAAAAAGTTTACGACCGTCGTTATAGTATTCTGTATATAATTAGTTGCTTGTGTGTATACCTGTTGTCCCCAGTTCTGTACGTTCGTGATCGCGCTTACTATCGCGTCCCAAATCTTGCCCGGAAGCTCTACCAGGAATCCCACTACGGAAGTTATCGTATTTTGTATATACGTTGTTGCTTCCGTGTATATCTGCTGTCCCCAGTTCTGTACGTTCGTGATCGCGCTTACTATCGCGTCCCAAATTTTTCCTGGAAGCTCTACCAGGAATGTTATTACCGTGTTAATAAAATTCGGTATTTCTGTAGTCGCCCATGTTACCAGGTCAATACCGAACTGTACTACATTTCCGATTGCTTGACCGATTACATAGCCGATTTTATACGGTAATTCCTGGAAAAATGTTACTGCATTTGTTACAAATTCTGTAGCAGCCTGTACAACTGCCGTTTTCATGTTTTCGCCCCAGGTCGTTACAATCGTAACCGCGCCCAGGATTGCGTCCCAAATCTTGCCCGGTAATTCCTGGAAGAATGTAATAACGCTTGTTATAGCGTTACTTGCCGCCTGTGTCGCCGCTGTCTTTACATTTTCGCCCCAGGTTGCTATCTTCTCAACCGCGCCCAGGATTGCGTCCCAAATTTTCCCCGGTAATTCCTGGAAAAATGAAGCTATATTATCTACAATGTTTCGGAAGCTTTCGCAATGCTCATACAGTAACTTAACTGCTCCCGCGAATGGATTCGCCAATAATAACAGGATATCTTGCCAGTTATCTTTTACAAAATCTACAACCTTACTAAGTGCGTTCGGTATTGTTTCTGTAAAGAATTTTGCAATTTCTCCTACTACTTTTCCTATTGTATCTTTTACAACGTTCCAGGCATTTACTACCGCTGTTCTCGCATTTTCATTTGTCGCTACAAATCCGACTATAGCCGCTACCAGTGTAGCAACCAACGTAATAATTAACATCATCGGAGTAGCAGCCATTGTTACATTTACAAGCTTCTGTATTGTATTTAAAGCTACTTCCGCTGCCGTAAGTCCCTGTATAGCCGTTACTACGCCGTTAATTATCGACGCTACCTTAAATACTGCAAATCCCGCACCTATTGCCGCTAATATACTTGCTATCGTGTCTCCATGATCTGCTATCCAGCCCAGCCCTTCTAATATTTTCGGCAATACTGCTACAATAATTTCACTAGCTTTTTCTACCAGGTTTCCGAACCCTGTAGCAATCTTATCAAGTGCGCCGCTTAGTTCTCCGCTAGTTAAATCTGTTTGCAAATCTCCTATTACGTTCGTAATATTTGTTACTGCATTTTTTAACGGTGTCTCGAACTTTTCATAAGCAGCTATTCCTAGTCCTTCAAGCCCACTCTTTAATATTGTAATTTTGCCCTGTAAGTTATCATTCATTGTCGCCGCCATATTTTCGGCAGCTCCCGTAGAATTTTCTATATAACCGCTCAACTCATTGAACCGCTCGCCGCTGTTCGCAAGTAGCGCGTTTACGCTCTTAAGGTCTACTTTATTAAAGATTGTATTTAAAACTTCTGTCTGTTCTCCCTGGGTCATATTTCCCAGGATTCCGTTAAGGTCTTGGAAAGTCTCATTTAACGGGCGCATATTCCCGTTTGCGTCGAAGACTTTAAGCCCTAACTCTTGCATTTTTTTCTTTGCGGTATCCGTCGGCGCTGTAAGGCTTAAAATTACGTTTCGTAATGCTGTTCCGCCTTCTGCTCCCTTCGTTCCGCTATCCGCGAATATTCCTAATACGGTATTCGCTTCGGTAACTCCGCCCGCTAAGCTCTTAGCCGTTCCGCCTACGCTAAGCAGTGCTTCGCCCAACTGCTGCACACTGGTATTACTCTTTTGTGAAGTCTTCGCCATTTTGTCTACAAAACTTTCTGTAGTTCCGGCTTTGTCCCCTAGTGCGCTCATGCTGTCCGTTACCATGTCGGAAGCTGTCGCTAAATCCATTCCGCCCGCTGCTGCCAGGTTCAAAACTGTAGGTAATGTCTCTACTGCTTTGTCTGCATCATATCCGGCAAGTGCCATATAGTTAAGGGCTTCTGCTGCCTGGGTAGCGCTAAACTGGGTGGTATTTCCGGCTTCCTTTGCTGCATTTTCCAGCTTTGTATAAGCTTCGCTTCCTCCGGCTATTTCCTGGGTAGTCATACCCATAGTAGCCGCTACCTGGCTCATGCCGCTTTCAAAGTCCATGCCGACGCTTATCGCGCCCTTCGCAAGTTCCTTTGTCCCGTTGGCAAGCTCTTTTACTCCGCTTATGATCGCGGAAGAAATAAGATTAGCCTTAATAACGTCGCCCAGGCTTATAGTTTTATTCCCGGCTTCGTCCATGTTGCTTCCCGCCGTCTTTATTTCCTGTCCGAAAACAGTCCATTTCTTTTCGGCGTTCGTTAATTCTTCTTCTGTATTTTTTAATGCTGTATTCTGCTCAGTAAGTGCCGCTTTCGATTCATTCAGCTTAACCGTATTCTTCGCTATTGCGTCTTCCTGTTTCTTTACAGCATTTGTAGCCTTTGCGTGTGCTTCTTTTGCTTCTTCTAGCTGTGCATTTAGTTTTTGGCTTTCCTCGCTGTCTTTCCCAGTCGCCTTAACGCTATCTTCATGGGCTTTCGTAAGCTCTGCTACCTTCTGCTTTGCCTTATCTTCCTTCTCTATCAGTTCTGTGAGCTTCTGCTTCTGAGCTGTTAAATTGGTCTGCTGTAGCTTAATTGCGTCCGTTTGCAGCTTAATCTTACTTGTAAGCTCTGTCTTCTTAGCCTTAAGTAAATCTGTCTGACTTCCTAATGCTTTCGCTTGTGCCGCTTCTACCTTATATTCGCTGGTAACAAGCTTCATTTGCGTAAGCATTGATTTCATTTGACTGGTAAACTCGCTTGTATTCGCCCCTACTCTGAGACTTGCACCAGCCATTTATTACGCTCCTTATGTCTACTTTTCCCGGTCATATTCGACTTGAAATACAACGTAGTCCAATAAGTCGCTTAAATCTGATTCTAAGCACTCCTTATAGCTGTTTCGCATACTCTTTATACATATCTGTAGGATAGCGTCCAGGTTGTCCCCGTATGATCTCCATATTTCTTCCTGCGTTGTCTCTTCGATATATCCATTTTCCTGGTCGTATTCATCGAACGCGCTACCCTGGTCTTCTTCCGACACTCCGCCCAAAAGTGTACCAAGATACCGTATTTTTTCATTGACAGAAATATCTATGATTTCTACTATCGCTCCAAACGTATCTATAATGTCTGCTACGTCCAGCCGTTCTATTTCTTCATTCTCTACCCTGTCGTTAAATACAGTCTGTATCACGGCAGCGTATAGCTCTAATAAGTCGTCTTCATCATCAGTACAGCTAATTCTCTCCATAAGCTTTATAAATCTTCGGTAAGCGTATGTCGTGATTCTGTATAGCCTTTTTTCTCCTTCCTCACATTCCAGGCAGTAGTCTATTACACCTGTGAGCTTAAATTTTTTTTTGCGCTCGCGGCTTCGTCCTTAAGCTTCTTAAGAATATTCGCGTTAATCAGTCCGAAGTTAAAAATAATCTCTGAAACATCTTCTAAAGATTTGTTCGCTTCTTCAAAAGTAAACTGATTATCATACACCAGTACAATAGTGTTAATCATTTCGTCCAGTTCCGCGTCTGTATATGTCTGTTTCTCCGGGCGTGTCAGTCTTTCGTACACCTCGCGGAAGGCTTTATATTTCTTTCTTCCAATCTTTCCGCAATCGTATTCTTTACCGCCGATTGTAATAATATTTGCTTTCCCGGTCTTTGCCGTCTTTTCTGCTTGTAAATTGCTCTTATTCAGTATTTCCGCATTGATAAGTGAGAAATTAAGCAGAATATCCGGGATTTCGTCCAGCGCGTCGCTGGCTTCATCAAATGTAAACTGATTCCCGTATACCACTACGATAGATTCAATCATTTTATCTAAGTCTTCATCTGTGAAAACCATAGAATTAGCATCTTTCTTCAAAAAGCTATCGAACGTTTCACAAAATGATCTGTATTTTTCTCTTGTAATTTTTCCGCTTTCATATTCATTTTCGTTAATTGTAATTCTCATTTTTATACCTTTTAGCGGTGTCATATTCTGACACCGCCCCTTTTTTTCTCTTTTTACGCTGCTACATCTGCTTTGTATTCCTGTACCGCTCCGAACCATTCCGCAATAGCTTTTTTAGCGTTTGTATGTTCTTCTAATAACTGCGACTCATCTACTTTAAGTGCATAGAAGCGCTTTGCTTTTCCATCTACTGTATCTTCTTTCTTTCTCGCATAGAATGTAAAAGTAATTTTCTGTGTCTGCGCCGTCTTCTTGTCCTTGATCGTCTCGTAAGACTCTTCCGGGTGCTCTGCTTTTCCGCAATAGTACCATACAAATTCGTACTTCCCGTTGTTCTGCTTCGCTCTGAATCCTAAAGCTACTTCTTTCGCTCTGTCGCTCTCTGATTTTACCAGGTAGCCGCCTTTATACAGAGAATCGAATAACAGCGCATAATCTCCCGGTGTCAGTCTGTTTACTTCCAACTCGATCTCTGCTTTTACAAATGTCTCTGTAGTATCCTCTACTTCGTCGTCACTGTATAAGTACTCTACCTCGAACGTTTCTTTAATAGTTGCTGTGATTGCTTTCGCCAGCCTGGTAGGTATTTCCGCTGCATATGTTGTAGCGTCGTTTGTGGTAACTGCTGCTACGCAAATGTCTTTTAAGCCTACGACTCTGCTTCTCTCGATTGTCTGCTTATTTTCCTGGACTTTCATTACTTTAATCTTCTCCTTCGGTATTTATTAAAAAATAAAATCTTGCTGCTTTATGGTATATTTTCGTATCCTGTTCATAATCATCATTCCCCGCAAAATATGTAAAGCCCGCCTTCTTAAGTAATTTCTTTATTTTCCGTTTCAAAAGAAAACAATCTTCTTCGCTCCATATATCTACCTGTATATAGTATTCTTCTGCTTCGTTCTTATCGTCGCTATGATTCGCGTCGGTATCCGTTATATAGTAAAAAGTAATATGGGTATCGTTTATATCCTGGTTGTACCAGCCTTCTTCTACGTGCTTTCCCGTTATACCTATTACATCTGCTATATACGCCGTTAAATCCAGGTCTTCGTTATTCGGATAATCCGCCATGATCTGTTTAAGCTGCTGCTTTTCTTCTTCGCTCAGAAGTGCCATATTATCCCCCTAACTTTTCCTTTAAAACTTTCTCGTACTCTTCTTCTGCTATACTCTTTAGTGCGCGGTATGTCGGGCGTGCTGCTTCCAGCATGAATTTTTTAGGCTTATGCATCGTCGTACCCCATTCATGGAACTTCATGTAGAAAAATGGCGAAGTATCACTTTTTTCCCAACCTATGACTTCTCCATAGTTCCCACTTTGTGTCGTTCCCTTCTCCGGGACATTATCCGCCGCGTGCTGCCCCGTCCTGCTGCCACGCCGCCCGGACTTCATAGGGTTTTCACTGTATGCTTTCTTCCTTATCTGCCCTTCTGATTCTTCTAAGCCAACTTTCCCGGCTTTCTTTACAATCTTTTTATTTAGGTCTTTCAGTTCCGACGCTGTAGCAAGCCTTTCTATTTCCCGCTGCACTTCGTCCAGTCCCAAAAAATCCATAGTAATATTAAAACTCATACTACTTCTTGCCCTTTAAGTACCACTTTCCGGCGGTCGTATTTGCCGTAATCGGCATTGATAAGCTTAAATATACGTTCGCCCCATACTACCCGGTATTCCTTTGTATTTAAGGCTTCCAGGGCTTTACAGTACCGTGTTTCAAAGTTCATTACATTTTCTAACTTTGCTTCCAGGGCGGTATACAGTTCTTTCCCGTACAGGCTCTTTACTTCACACCAGCATTTTAAATAGTCGTCCCACTTTTCTACTGGTCGCCCTTTTTCTACGGTCTTTTGCCGTTTCTGTATCATTACATACATTTTACCTACCCCACATTCGCCAGCTTATCCAGGATAGTTTGTGTTATCTTATCCCGTTTCGTGTTATTACTTACTGTAGTCCCTCTTACATCGTACATATCGCCTATTACTTTCTTCTGTAAGAGGGTTGCAAGTCTGCAACCTTTCTTATATTCTTCTTCACTACTGTATTTATCTTTTTCACGGTATGCAGTACCCACACAACCGTCTATATATGCTTCGGATATATCTATAAGCTCCGTGATATAGTCGTTATCATCGTCATAGCCTACCCTTAAATATTCCTTTGCTTCCTGTAATGTGATCGCCATAAGTCACTACCTACGCTGGCGTGAACTCTACTTTAAAGTCTGCTCTTTCGTCCAGTTTCTCACAATCAAAGCGCTCCTGTACTTTTAACGCCAGTTCGTCAGATTCAAAGAATACAGATTTGTCCGTAGATACTGTATAGCCTTTTCTCTCGAAGAATTTAACCAGCGCATACAGGTTTACTACATAAAAAATCATTTTTCCTGTAGCACTTGCTGTAATATCTTCATCACTCAGCGTAATAAGTTCTTTACCCTGGAAATATTCCTTACCATTTGCTTCTTTAACCAGGTCTAAGTTTCTTCCGTTCTTGTCTTCCTGGGACTTCAAGTACACGCTGCCGGAAAGATTTGTAATTACTACTACTCTTCCTCGAAGTGTAGGTAATACTCCGTCAATGATTTTCTTTACATCTCTCCAATCTTTCGCGCCTGTAGACTTGTCTACCGCACTTCCTTCTACGATCTGCATAATTTCATCATTTTCAGTATTAACCCCAGCTTCCGCGAAGTCCGGCTTAATAACTTCCTGTACGATATTAACGGCTTCGTCTTCCTGTAAATCGTTCGCAATCGGTACAAGCGCGCCGTAATTTTCAATGTTGTACTGAATATCCTCTGTATTTGCTGCTTCTCCTGTAAGCTTCGTTCCAGATTTATACTTTTTCAGCTTTTTACCGCCAATTTTTGCGAACGGCATTTTACCATGATTAGAACTCGCTTTAATGATATGGCAATGGTTTTTAAGGCTCGGGAATCCCGCTCTTAATACCTGGATATCGTTTACGAACTGTTCCGGCAGAATAGCGGCGTTACCGTCAATATTTACGGCAGCTCTTTCTTCGTCTGTCAGTGCTGCCTTTCCGTGTAAAGCAAATTTCACGGCAGCTCTCAGCTCGTTTACTGCTCCTGTTGTTCTGCTTTCTTTCTGTTTCTTCTGCCTTCCCAGGTCTTCCCGCTCTTCGTCGTCCTCTGCTTCTCTTACTGCAAGCAATTTCTGTAATTTTCTCTTTTCTGCTAAAGCTTCCTCTGCCTTATCCGCGTCTCTGCTTTCCAGGTATCCGTTAATTTCTTCTGTTTTCTGTACAATCTCTTCTCTTAATTCCTGTACTGTCATATGGTTACTCCTTGTTATTTTCGTCTGCGATTTCCAAAAGTCTCGCTTCTTTTTTCAGCTCTTCCAGCCGCTTCTCTTCTTTGGTATCTGCTTTCATACGTTCAAAGCTTCTACAGTTAATTTGTGAACTGTCATAAGCCGGGAACGTACACGGGCTTACTTCCAGCAGCTCCGCTTTTACAACACTTCTTTTGTACATTTCTTCGCCTTCGTGCTGTACTTTGCTCCATTTATCTTCTAAACAGATGAAACCGAAGCTACTACCGTCTACATCTCCACGCTTCACGCTTTCCCGTACATCATTTCCCCATGTGTTATTAGGTAAATCAATGTCGTAATTCAGCCCGGCAGTATCCCCCGTGTTAAATCTGAGTGTATCCGTCTTCGTGCTTCCAAGCGGTCGGCTTGTGTCGTGATTCCATAACGCTTTTATCTCGCTTCCGCTCTCTTTGCATCTGCTTAAGCTTTCATCGAAGCACCCGGCGGCGATTTCCTCTAAATATTTATCGCCCCAGCGGTCAGTAATAACTACAGGCGTATTATACTTAACTGCATAACCGCCAATCGTGCGGCTTTCTTCGCCTTCTGCTGCCGCCCTTACTTCAAGCTGTATCCCCTGGTACGCTACATAATTTCTTCTTTCCTGGATTTCCGCCGCATCTTCTGTACTGTGTGTATTATTCTCCGGCATTTCCCTTTGTATCCTTTCCTAAGTCCTTAAGCTTAAGCACACCAGCATTTACTATAAGGTCGTCCCCGTCCTCTGTAGTTTCCCTTCCAAGCTCTAACCTGGCTTCGTTCGGCTTTATGATTCCGCCCGCCACATAAGCGCATAATATTTTTTGCTGGGTTTCCGGCGAAGAACGCAAAATAACATTTGTGTTATGCTTCGCTTTATATCCTTGTGCCCTGTCGTCTTTTGTTAAGCAGCCCCACGTTACTTCCTGTTCGATAGATTCATACAGGATAAGCAGTGTATCCACTAAAAAACTTAACTGCTGCTGTTCCAGCGAATTGTTATTTGTGTCTTTCAAATCGTTAAGCTGATACATTTTTATACCAAACAGCGCCGCGATCTGACTTATAGACATTCTTCTTATCTGCTCATACTGCGCGTCTGCCAGTGATAAATTTACGGGTTGTACATTAAATCCCGCCGGAACTGTAAAGATACGCTTTCCTTTGCTGTACAGTTTTCCGAATTTTTCCTGTATCTTTCTAAGCTCTTTTTCGTCCCTTATATCGCTCGTAAGCTGTATTACCATTTTGTTAGTCAACCCGTTATCAAATAACGTATTAAGGTAATTCTGCGCTTTAATCTGTACGTCTATCGTGCTTTTTACGATAGTCCTTACTGCTTCCGTGTTGATTCCGTCCATAGTAAAGCCTTTGAATATCAGCAAATCCTCATAAAAGGCGCTTTCGTTCATTCCCGTACCTGGTACTTTGAAATCAACTAAAACTTTATGCTTTTTTGTTGATCTGAGTACACCCGCATCGTCTATAGTGATTCCTTCTATCGTGCAAGGGTACAAAGCTTCTATTTTCCCTTTTCTTCCGTACACTTTTACCGCTCCGGCTATGCCTTCGTGCTGCCTGGTAGCTTCTATTGCCTTCCAAAAGTCTACCGCCGTCATATACGGGTTTGGTCTTAAGCTCAAAAGTTCATATAACGGGTGTTCTTTTGCCCTTCTTTCGCCTGTTTCCGTGTCCTGGGTAAGATATAGCGGCGTTTTCGCCACTGCTTCCGACAGCTTTTTTATACAGGTAAAGTAGGTTGCTTCCTTCATTGCCGCCGCTGGTTGGTCTTCTTCTATCCCGAAAACCTTTAAAAAAAGCTTTTCTTCGTCCGTAAGTCGCGGCGTATCGTCTACTTCTTCGCTTCTTTTTTCCAAAAAATCCAAAAACATTAACTTTTACCGCTCCTTACTATCATAATCGCGACTGCTGCCAGCTCAGCAGCTAAAACATACATACCGATATGCGGGTTTATGTCGTATGTCGTCCCAAACACTACCGCCATAGCTGCCAATAATAGCCCGTCTGCGATCACTATTTTTTTCTTCATGTTTTTTAACTTCTTAAGCATATTTTTTCCTTCTTACATCGCGTCCAGGTATTCCACCGGGTTATAGTGTTCAATACCATTTTCTTCGATGCACAATAGCAAGCCCATAAGCATGGCTATTACACCGTCGATTTTAAATTTACTTTTCTTCTTACTGTACTTGACTCCTAACATTTCGTCGTAAACTGCTATACAGTTTTTCGCCATAAATCGGAAGCACTCATTTTCTGCAATAACCAGCCTTTCGTCTACTAATAGGTTCTCAAAATCGTTAATAACCTGTGTCATAGTCTTAGTTCCCTGTCCTATTGGGATAACGTCCCAGCGGTCTTCTAATCGGTTTATGATTGTTGTACTTCCCCACTGGTCGAAGCCTATCTGTTCTATCCTGTATTTTTCGTCCAGTTCTACCGCATGGTCTAAGAAGCGTTCAAAATTTACATATTTTCCGTCTAAAGCTATCAAATCGCCTTTTTTTATCCAGTACTCATAAGGGTTATTGTCCTTATGCTGCCTGTAAGCTACCGTTTCTTTCGGCGTATACAGGTACGGCACTACGATAAATCGCCCGGTTGTCTCTTCATAAAACACCAGGACAAAGCCCGTAATATCATTTTTACTTGATAAATCCAGTCCGCCCCAGCACTTCCAGCCTTCTAAGTCTTTCGTGTCTACCTTTTTCGTACACAAGTCCCATAAGTCCATATTTATAGCGCCTTTTTCATGGTCTAACGCTACGTGCTGGTTTAGGAACATACGCCTAAACATATTTTCCTGTAAAGGCATAAGCCGTATACGCTTCGCATAGTTCGCCAGGTCTTCCAGCTTCCTAAATACTCCTAATGCCGGGTTCGATTTATACCATTGTGTTTCGTCCTCAACATTACAATCTTTATCAGCTTCGTAAATCCTATAGTAAAAGCTCGGGTCGTTCACTTCCCCGGCTTCTATTTTCTTTGCCATAGTATAAAGCTGCATTTCCGGGTTTGCCGGGTCTTCTCCGCTGGAAGCCGTTGTAATTGTCATTATTAACGGCTCGTCCCATGCTCCTTGTCCCGTTCTCAGCTTTCCGTACATTTCGTCGTTTTTCGCCTGGTGTATCTCGTCCAGGACGGCTACATAATCGTTAAAGCTGTCGGCGTTGTCTGCGTCTGACGACAGTACCATAAGCTTATTACCGTTATCTTTCCGTATAATGGTTTTCGTACTGCTTGTAATCTTGCAGTAGCGGCGTAGCGTCTTATTTGCTTTTATGAAATGTTCTACCGTTCCGTACAGCTCGCCCGCCTGTTTGGTTGTATTAGCCGTTAAAATAAAAAGCGCGCCGAAGATATGCCGTTGACAGAAAAAGAGATATACTACTATAATCGCCGCCAGGAATGACTTACCATTTTTTCGCGGTATATTTATATGTGCTTCTCTATGTTTCCGCTTGCCGTCACTCCTTCTCTTTACGCATAGGATTTCTGTTATTATTTCAAACTGAAATTCTAATAAATCAAAGTTTCGGCTTGCTCCTCTATCATTGGTCAACTTCGACACGAACTTAAATACTTTCTTTGCTTCCTCTACATCGTAGTAGTATTCTTCCGTATCCCACTTCTTTTGTAACTTCTCCAACCAGGCAGCTAAAAGCAGTTCCGTGTTAATCATGTGCTATCATTCCGTCCAGCTCCGCGTCTATGCCGCCGTCGCCTTGTGCGCTCTCTGCCTTCATTCTCTGCCGCGCCGCTGGCGTTAATCCTAATTCTTTCGCCCAGGCTCTCATTTCCGTCTGTGCTTTATTTGCTATGCTTACTTCTGGTCTTTGCTGTTCGTAACCATTATCGCCCACTTCCATACTGTAACCTTTTTCGTCTATGATCTGTTCGCACTTCTGCCACTTTGCATAGTTCGTACAGTAAGCTTCTAGGGCTTTAAGGTCTTTGTCCGTAAATTCTTTTTCTTCTTCCGCGAAGATTTTCGCAATCCTTCGCCACTCTTTTTTAGCCGCCGCACTTAACCACTTCGGGCAAGGTTTCGGCTTGTTTTTTTCTGTCTTTTTTTCTTCATTCGCCATACTGCCACCTTCTCAGACCCCCCCTATACAAAAAATCGGCGTTTTTTTTCAAATCAACTTGAACTCGGGACTTTAAAAAGGCTTTAAAAACTTTTTATATCCCCCCACTGTCTCCGAACTCACGCCGGAAGCGCTGTAGCATATCGTAAAGCGTTCGCTGCATCTTCTTTTTTGCCATGTAGCCGCGATCATATTCTTTATGTATGCGTCTATGGTTCGCTTCGCTCAACCCTATTACATTGTCTCTATCAAGTCTTCTATGCCATGCTTCTACTATCTCTTCTATGTGGTGGTACTGCTCTGCTTCTATAATCTTTCCTGTGGTATAGTATTCAAATATATCTATACCAAACTGCGCCGCTGCCTGGCTCGTTCTGAATCCTTCCCAGGGCTTGCTATTATAAAACTGCTGCCGCCGGGCTTCCTCTTCGTTCTCCATGCGCTTACGCTTATATTCTCTGTACTTCTCTTTATCCGTGTTCCTGTGTCTATCACAGTACTTAGTCCCAGCATCTACTACCTTGTGGCAGCCCGGGTAACTACATAACTTCTTTAGCATATTCTCTTTCTTCTTTCATAGTGCCGCCCTGGATTTCATGCGGCACTCGGGATGGTTCACACAAACAAAAAAGAAGAACCAGGCAAAGGGTGCTTTCCTTTACCTAATTCTTCTTGCGTTTGTACTTATATATTACCATAAAGTTTTCTTTGTTTCAATTCCTTTTTGCCGTGTTCCCGCTATACTTTGCTTAGTTTTGCTACCGTTTTTTCTTGTGGCTGGCAGTCCATGTATTCTCTTCCAGTTATTACTCCTGTCCTGGTTCTCACGTAACAACTGCTGCCGCCGCCTGGCTCGTATGATCTGCTTTTCTCTGTCTCTTATGTTGTACCGTTTTAATTCTTTCTTTGCTTCTTTACTTCCTAACCGTGTTTGTACCTTAAGTCCTGCTATTATTGCTTCCTTCATAAGCTTCTCGTCCCACTTCTTTAAGCTGTCCTGTATATTCTGTATAGTTCTATTTAACCTTTCTGTATCCAAAATGTCCTGTAATCTTATGTCTTTCAAGCTTGTAATCTTTTTTATCATTCCTTTTTCTCTCCTATCACTTCCAGGTTGATAGGCTCTATCATATCGTCTAGCATTGCGTAGTAGGGTTTCTTATTCCCTGGTGCTGCTTTTAAATTCACGTAACGGAAATGTACAAAGTAAGCGTACATATCTTCCGTGTTCGGCAGCTTCCGTATTTCCTTCACTGTTCCTATCTTCCCCAGGATATGCTTAATATGTTTCTGCCTTACGCCTACTTCCTTAAGCCTAGCTTCGCTGCATATCACTTTTACTCTTTGCCCTTTAGTAATCATAGTCCTCTTCCTCTCCATCTTCCGGCTCGCAATATTCACACATAAAACAAGTTTTACATTCACATTCCGTTACAAGTGTTGTTGTGCTTTTATACCTTTCGCACCACATTGTTATTTCCTTTCCGTGTCAGATTCTGACACCTTTTATTTTTCTGCTTCGTTTAAGTATTCCTCTATATCTATTTGTCCCGGTAAATTAACTTCTTTTTTCTTCGGGTCTTACTTTTATTCCCAGGATACACCAGCCTTCTTCTAAGCCGCTGTAATCTTCCAGCATATAGATAATATCCGCTTTTATCTCTCTTCCTGTATTGCGTCCGTCTTTGAACTCCATAAGCTCTAATACGTCGCCTTCCTTGTATCCCCGGTCATTCTTCCGAAGTTCAAAGCTTTTCTTGCCGCTTGCCACATCATCAAAGTACATAGCCGCAAGCCGTATAATGTGTGTCTTTGGTTCTGCTGCCGCCGCTTCGCTCGGTAGTGTCTCCATTTTCTTATCATCGGACTGCTGCCGTAGCTTCGATTTTGTATCCCGGTCTATTACCGCCTGTTCTTCCTCATACTTTTGTTCTTCTGTCTTCTCTGCTTCTGCCTTATTTGTGTACTTATCGCACTTTTCGCAAGTTCCCGTTTTTACGTTACACTCACTGTAGTACAGGCAAGAATAGCATAGGCTCGTAATGCTTTCCGGGTGTGCTGGCTCGTAATCCTCGCCCGGCTTCTTTTCTGCTTCCTTCTTCTCTTTCTCTTCCTTTACCATTTCCCGAACATCTTTACTTAGCAGCTCCCCGTTTTCAATAACTTCATGCTGCTTTGTTTCCGGCAGCCTGGACGTTTCGTAAGCCGTAGAAAAGTTTATTTTTCCGTCTTTAAATGCTTCCTTGCCTTCTTCGCACAAATTGTTATTGATACTGTTGATCTGATTTATTTTACCTGTAGACTTCCCGGTAACATTCGCTATATAGTCTCTCATTTTTCCCTCTATAGTCAGTTCCCCGGATTCCCTGGCTTTTACCAGGTACTTTGTAAACTCAGCTACGCCGTTCGTTAATTCCCAGTCGCTAAGCTGTCGGTTAAAGATATTTGCACTATGCAGTGTCAGCATAAACAGGCTTTCGCTCATTTCCTTTATCTTACAGTCCACAAGCTTAAATTCATCGTGTCCGCGCTCGATATTAAGGACTGCTGCCGCTGTACGTCTATGTCCTACTATTATTCTGTCTTGCCCGTCTACACGCCCTACTATGATTTCCTGTAGCTGTCCGACTAAAAGCATATTGTCCGCCAGTTCTTCTATATTGTCCTGGCTATACTTGTTATGCTCCGACGGAATCAATGTACGCGGGTCTAAGCGTACCTTTCTGTAGTCCTTTGCAAAAATAATATTTTTCTTGCTGTTGGCGTTAAGTCTGTCGCCTATGCCAATCTTTCCCATTGCTCTATCTCCTTTCTGCTGTACCTAAAATTTAAACCTTGCTTTTTCTTCTTCCCAGTCGAAGTCTACGCAAGCTATACATCTTTTGCACTGTTCTATTGGTTCGTCGTCGTTTTCTGTTCCGAACCCTCTACAAGTACCGTCTGCTTCTCTTCCTGGTTCTCCAAGCCTTTTTATTAAGCTACACTTCTTCTGTCTTTCTGCTATACGGCACTCTTTACACATTACGCCTTTCTTCCCAACCGTCGCGCCTTCCGCCCTTGCGTAATGTGCCGCCCATACACGGCTTACTCCTGTTCCGGCACTGCACCACGCTTTTATACGTTCTCCGCACGTATCGCACGTTACTTCTGTCTCTACTTCTCTGTATATTCCCACTTTGTTATCTCCTTTCTACTGTTCCCCTATTTTTTCTCCTGGGCTTAACCGTCTTATCCCTTTTCTTTCGTCTTTGCTTCCTTCTTTGTATCCGACTTCGTACCCAGTTTCGTATCCGTCAACAAAGCCACCCGCTTTTATTCCGCCTTCATGCCCTTCCCGGTATCCATCAGTCTTACCAGCTCTGTACCCGTCGGTAAAACCGCCCGCTTTTGTTCCGTCTGTATATCCTTCCGTATATCCGTCAGCCTTCCCGGTTTCGTATCCGTCTATAAAGCCGATGCTATACTTTGCCAGCAAAACCCTTCTTAATGTTTCCTTGAACTCTTCAAACATCTTTACACTCCTACTTTTCTCCAACTCCTATAAACTTTCTGACATTCTGTAAAAATGTTGCACTTTCCTGTAATGTATCCCCGATACACTCTTTAAGGTTCATTTCTTCCAGCACAAGCTCTAACTGCTTAAGCTGTAAAATCTCTTCCTTAATCGCGTTCTTAAGTCCACTTATGAAAATTTCTTTTGCTACCGTGTGTACTTCGTCATTAAAATTAAATTCTGACTTATTCCCGTAGATATGATCTATGTATTTTATTTTTCCACCTTCTACAATAAGATACGGGTTGTTATTCTCTCTTCTGCCGTCTTCGCCTTCCGTTTTACTTTTCAGTCTTACCGCATAAATCATTTTTTCATTTCGTATAACTATTGTTTCTTCAACTTTTTTCATTTTCCTTATCCTCTTTTCCCCATATACTCTAATACCAGGTTCTTATAATCTCTTGTCGCTGCGCTTCTCGGTGTTGTCTCTAACAGGCTTTGCCCGTTCTCATACGTCCACGCTGTTACTTTCTTGCTATGTCTGATATGCGTATTAAATACGTCGTATTTGCTATTTCTTAAAGCTTCCTCGCCTTTGATTACATCAATATCCTTTGTGTACATCGTTACCAGGCAGCGCACGCTTTCCAGCTTTTCGTTATACGGTCTGATTTCCTGTATAATGTCGTCTAACTCTTCCATACCGTCTAAAGCGTTCTTATCTGCCTTAATCGGTATAATAATGTCTTCTGCTGCTGCCAGGGCGTTAAGCACCTCTATTCCTACTCCCGGGTGGCAGTCAATAATACAATAATCGTAATCTTCTTCCACCTGGTTAAGTACGTGTCTGATTCTTCCCATTTGGTCGCCGTCCTTATCTGTTATAAGGTCGTCTGCTGCCGCTACCAGGTTCATATTAGACGGGATAATATCCAGCCCCCAGCGTCCGCTCGGTACAATTACATCTTGCGCGAACAAAATCGGATTTCTAAGCACCTCTTCCATGCTCAGCGCGTCATAGCTGTGCTTTTCAAAGAATTTTGTAACTGCTGCCTGGAAATCATTGTCAATCAATAATACTTTCTTCCCGTGTACCTGGCTCATAATCAAAGCCATGTTAATAGCTGTTGTACTCTTTCCTACTCCGCCTTTTAAATTTACTACTGCTGCTGTTCTCATTTTCTAAACCTACCCTTTCTGCGGCGGCAGCAGAAAGCCCCGCCGCTGTTGCTTTTGTTGTCGTGTTACGTGTGTGATATACTATTTTTCCTTGCTTTGCCATAACCATAAGCAGTTACAAGCGTTTTTCTCTTTCGTACCGTTCTTTATATTGCTGGCATCAGCCCTGGGCTTAATATGTCGTCTACCGTCCGCCCCTGGCAGCCTTTGTTATCGCATTTCCGGCAATCTATACCGCAAAAACCTATAAACCGTTTCTTGTTTACCCGTTCTGTAATCTTTGCTTTTTCCGGCGGGTATGTATCGCTTGCTATCTCTAAGCTATCTATCGTCCCTTCCAGGTATGCAGTTATTACGCTTATAGCAGCTTCACTTCCGTATGCTATAACTGCTTTTCCGCCAATTCCATTTATCGTATCTATAAACTTAAGCTGATTGTCTGAAGCTTTGTTATTTCCTACTTTCAGTTCTACATACAGATTGTTGTATTTTCCCGAAGCATACGGTAAGCAGATATCACTTACGCCTGGCTTCATTCCCTGGCGCTTAAGTTCTGCTCCGGCTCTTACGCTTCGCTTTCCTTCGTTTGCTGCATGGTACATAGCCTTAAGCTGTGGGTATTTCCCTTTTTGCCACCTCGCCCAGTCAAATACGTTTCTCTGTGCCTGGTCTTCTGATTCCGTCATATTCATGCTTATATGTCTTCTCCCGTGATTATCATTATCGCTACGCCTATAATAATTATTATCGCAAGCCACCACATAAGCCCTACGGTTAGTGATGTTCCGATTTCTGCAATTATAAGCGCTGCTTTGTCTTTGCCTTCTAGCTTTTCTCTGTAGTACCCTTCCTCTACTTCTCTTATCTCTCTACGCATATCATCTATAAGCAGCCACAGTAACGTAAATGCAGCAGCTACTACAAGCCCGGTAAGATAGATTGCTTTAATCATCTTTTTCCCCTTCTCTCTGTGCCTTCTCGCTTGCCTTTTCCGGCACTTTCGCAATATATGTACCTACTGCCTTTTTGATCTCGCCCGCCTTTTCTTCTGTGATATTCTTTCTATCTGTTTCTTCCTTAAGTACCGCTGCTAAACCTTGTCCAGTCAGTGCGATACCTTCCGCTAAGCCCTGTTCGTAACCATTGTTGTAACTTTTGTCCGTTACTCTCGTTAAGTACCCGTCCAATTCCTTGCGGCTCATTCTCTTAATTTTTCTTGCTAAGTCTCTGTCGATTCCTAAAGTTTTTCCCATTCTAGTTCTGTCTCCTTCCAGGTTTGGTTAATTTTTACAAATGTGTAGGTAAAGAACGTATAACCTGTCTTTTCGTGTATTCCTTCCTGTACGCTGTCGCCGTCCAGGTAATAGGACTGCTCCAACTTCTTCGGAAGTCTTGCGATACGGTTATACCAGCCTTTGTCTTTTACTGGCTCTTTCCTCAATACCTTCGGTTTCCTTAAGTTCCGTGAACTATTCCAGCGCTTTCCTTGCAGTGCGTCCGGGCTTCTTAACATTCCGTCGCTTTGCTTTATTAGATACGACGCTAATTTAGCGTACTGTCCTGTATCGTCTAGCGGGTTGTGGTGTGTCCTTCCTCTTCCCTTCCAGCACCGTACTATAGCTTGCTGGCTTATCTCTTCGGGTGTATTTATGACTAAGTGATGATGCAGCGCCCCTTTCTTCCCAATCTCCATTACATGAATGTACTTGAACGGAATACCGTGGCGCTTATACAGCTTTCGCATTTCCCTTAAGAAGTCGTCTGCATCTTCCCGCATCTGTTTTCTTCCGGCGGGTCTTCTCTCCTTTCTGTAGTCTAATACCAGGTGTGTATCCCCTTCCTGGAAGTTCTCATTTATCAGCCTTCTTAACTTCTTCTCTGCTGCTCTCTTATTCACTTTAATCTGTTCTTCTTTGGTAAGTGCCTTCCTTTCCCCTCTCTTTATACCCTTCTTCCCGTATCTGCTGTTATAGTACTTCATTACCTCTACAGTTCTACCCGCTTGTACTACCTCTATGATGTATGGCATATATCCTAACTCCTGTTCCTAAAGTTAATACTTTTATCAAGCCTTAAAACTGGTAAAATCCCTTGATTTTAAAGGCTTTCCAGTTGCTTTTTTGCCGGATATTTGCTATACTATCTTTGTGAGTTTAAGTACAGCTTTGTACGGCAAAGCCGCTAAGTTATTTCCCGATAACCTAGCGGCTTTTCTTTTTTGTCTATCTTCGTTTTCGGGTGTATGTGCTTACGCTTCTTTCGTTAAGTCTGCTGCTACCATTTCGTATTTTTCAATACTCAACTCGTAGCACGTTCTTACTTCTGTTTTTTCATGTTCCAGCTCTTTTGTGTACTCTCTACTTTGTAAGCGTCCCTGTACTTCGATACAGTCCCCTACTTTAAGATTCTCTGCTGCTCTTGCTGCTGTTCCGTTCCATGTGATCGCCGGGATATAATCACTTACGCCGCTTTCATCTTCTCGCCAGCACGCTAAAACCATATCTGTTATACGGATTCCTCGCGGCGTTGTCCTCATATCTCCAATTTTGCACACATACCCGGTCATAATTACGCCGTTTGTATCTCCTGTGTACTCTTCGTCTGTGATCTCCTGGGCGCGTACTGAAATATGTAGCTTGCTATGTTCTTTCCCTTCTAAGTTGCGTGTTCTTATTCTTCCAGTAACCTTAAGTTTGATTTGTAAAATATCTTTGTTTTTGTCGATCGCTACCAGGCTTTCAAAAGCTGGCGTACCTTCTTCTACAATTACCTGGGTAATATCCTTAATTCCACTTACCCTTTCTGTTGCAATGCTAAAGCCGTAGTACGCTGTTCCTTGCTTATCTACGCTTACCTGGTGCGGATACTCTAACGGTTCTCCGTACAGTGTTATATAGTTATTCATCGGTTTTATTCTCCTTCTCGTCGTTCTTTGCTTCCCAGTACCTACCTTCACTTTCGTAGTAAAGTTTATACATTCCTGGCGACCACTCGCCCGTTACAATCGCGCTATCCATACTCACGCACAACCCCATATACTCGGTTGTTTCATACGGATAAGTGCCGGAAATATGTATGCAGCCTTGATACTCTCGCGTTACGCCTGTATCGTCTGTTACCGTAATTGTTCCCCAGGTGTCTTGTTCTGTCTGTATCTTCCCGGTTTCCGGCGCTACTGCTGTTACTTCCGGCTGGTTCTCTTTTGCAACAATCGCGGCAAGTAACGCAATACAAACTACTGCGATCATTCCCGCGATTCTCTTACTACATTTAGTGCTTGCTCCGATGATTCCTAACAACATCAATACAACCATTATGTATAAAAATATTTTCAGTCCTAACACTCGTTGTTGTACCTTCCCCACTTACTTCTAAATTCAGCCAGGCGCTTTTTAAATTCGTCCTGGTCTTTCTTCTTCTGTACTACTTCCGGGTCGTCCTGGCTTTTTGGTTCTGTTCGGTGTCTTAAGTCTTTTCGTTCTGCCGCTGTAAGTACCAGCGTTGTACCGTAAATGTCTACATAATGTTTTTGTCCACAAGCTCCGCATCTATGTACTTCATTGTCCTTAAGTCCGACCATTAAGCGCCCACATTGTAGACACTTCTTGTTTTTCTTATTTTTTATGCTGCCGACTCTTTTTAATATCATTTTTTCTGTTTCCCTTTCTCTTCCGGCGTTTCCTTTGCCGCCAGGAACATTTTAGTAGCGATATAGACGGCTTTCTGCATCGAAGTATCAAGCTGTCCTACAAGCTCTAAGGCTTCGTCTGCTCTTGCCTTCTTCTTATCCATACTAATAGCTGCTGCCATGCTTTCGCTCCTTTCCCGTTCCATATCCGAACCCGTGACCGAAAGTGTAGCCGCCGTATCCGTATTCTTCTTCGTCTCGCTGTCTGCTTACTTTTACGTTCTGCCCGGTGTATGGGACGCATGATATAATTTCTTCGTTTTCGTGTTTGCAGTTGCTAATTGCTGTGCATTTGTTTCTTGCTGGTACTAACCTGGTTTCTCTTCTTCCGTTTTCCTTCTCAATCTCTACAACCCATTTTTTCACTGCTTCGTTCTCCTTTTCTTTGTTACTTTTTCGCGATTTTACCTATAAACAAGGGCTTTACGACTGCTGCCACAGTCTTTTTATCTTTGGTTCGTGCTTCTGATTCTTTTAATCTCTTCCGCTACGTTCTTAGAAGTCCGCTGCTGTAATAAGTTGTCACTGATCTGATACGTGTACTCACTTGAACCAGGAAGCTTTATGGCTATTCCTATCGGAAGTTGCCCCATTTGCATAGCAACCCGGATAAATTGCGGCGAAACGCCCAATATCTCCGCTGCTTCCGCTGGTTTTATGTTGTTTTCCCTCAATCTATCCCGCCTTTCTATGTATTTTCCGCCCTCTGCATTTCTTCCAGGCTTGGGACTGGCTACCGTGGTAGGCTGCATTACGGGTTTAGGTTTTTCCCTACCAGGTGGCGCGCGTGAATGATACTTTTTCATTTTTGTACTTCTCCGTTCCGGCTTTATTTACTGTGTAGTCGCTTTTTCCCATTAAAAAAGCTGTAGAAAAACTTGTTATACGTCCGTACACTCTTTAGCTGGTGTACCCGCTGCTATTTTTATCACAGTATGCAGCTTAAGCTATCTGCTTGCTATCGCTGCTGCAAGGTTGCCGTCCTTGCTACTAATGCGCCGTGTGGGACTCGAACCCACGCCCGCCCGGTTATGAGCCGGGTGCTCTGACCAACTGAGCTAACGGCACTTGCTGGGCGACTGCTGCCGCCCCGGTGTTTTACTCACTTCTTCCCGCAAATCTCGGTACAAAGTACCCGAAGTCTGTCGCCGGGAATCTTCCTCTTACGATATTTTCCTGTATCCCTATAAAGTCATGTGCAAAATTGAAATCGTCGGCTTCCAGGAACTCGTCCAGTCTTAAATTAAATCTTTGGTCTGCGCTATCTATATCCATAATCGCGCCTATTGCGTCGCCTTGCATAATTCCCATTGCTTTAGCTCTCGCACAAATCGCGCCGTATTTTCTATTTCTTTTCTTCTTTTCTCCTTTCTCTGCTAAGAGTGTAGTAAAATGTCTATCCAGTTCCCCGGTTGTCAGTCCTGTAGTTTCTGCCAGCTTTTCTATAAAATCGCAATAATCTTTATGTGCTTCTTCAAAGCCTTCCTTTTCCGTTGATGTTAATGCTTTTTCTACTTTTTCAAGTTTTTCTAAGCCTTTTGCTTCTACTTGTTTCCAAATTTTAAATTGTTCTTCACTCATTTTCATGTCCCCCCATCAGTCCTAAAATATAGAAATATGCTTTCCTTTGCAGTTTATAGTCCATTCTGTCAATGAAACTATGTAGTGCTCTTTTTATTCTGTCTTGTTTCATTTCTTGCTCCTTTCATCTTTTGTTCTTGACTATGTGATTATAATACCCCACATAGTCCTCGTTGTCAACACTTTCTTTTTGTTTTTTATTGACTATGTGGGATTTTAATGTTATTGTAGTGTTAAATATTAAAGAAAGGGGGCTAATAAATGAAAGAACGTATAAAAGCCGTCCGTAAACACCCGGATATAAACCTAAGTCAAGAAGAGTTCGGTAAACGTGTCGGCGTAAAAGGTAACACAATCGGCAATTATGAATTAGGGCTTCGCAACCCGTCCGAAGCTGTTATTTTTTCAATATGTAGGGAATTTAATGTAAATGAGAGCTGGTTAAGGACTGGTAACGGGGAAATGTTTAATCCTATGTCCGAAGATGAAGAGCTGGACTTATATGTAGGTCGTATCTCCGGCGGCGCTGATGAATTTAAGAAGAACTTAATTAAGACGCTTTGCAAATTATCAGAAGACGAATGGGACGTACTTAAGAAAATTATTTCAGAAATGAAATAAGGTAGACGCTATTAACGCCTACCTTTTTAAGCCCAGGATATAAAAATATATCTTTCTTAATAGTTTTTCTTCCTGGATAGTGTCTATAAGGTTGTGTAGCTTCTCACGCATTATAGTTAAGCCCCCTTCCTTTGACAATATCCATTATATTCCTATTTTTTCTGCTCGTCCCGGATTTTAAAAACATTTCCAGGATTGTGGAAATATTTACAAGAATACCAGGTAAAAAGCTGTGTTATGATATACTACTTATATTCTGAATCGTACAGATCGCTTATACGGCATCCTAAACCTTTGGCTATTTTTTCCAGGTTTGCCAGTGTTGGCGAAGTTTTACCATTTTCAATATTATTTAGCGTGGACTTGCTTACACCAGTCATTACGGCTACAGCTTCCAGCTTTAAGCCTTTGGCTGTACGCACTTCCCACAAATTTACTTTTAACATTATCCTACCTTCCTTTCTGCGCGATAGGATAAGGATAATGTTAGTATTGCTTTTGAAAGGAACTTATTTATGGGATTATTTAGTAAAGTAAGCTGTATTGTTTGCGGCGGTAAAGTTAATGCATTGACAAAAGCTAAAACTGCCGAAGGTTCGGTTTGTTCTTCTTGTCTTAGTCTTTGTAGCCCGAACTTTGTAAGCAATATAAAGAATAAGAATGTATCAGAAATTAAAATGCATATAGAATACATAAAAGAAAACCAGGAATTATATAAAAACTTCCAGGCTACAGATAC